GATCTCGATTCGATGTCGAGATCGCCCGCGCTGATGCTGCTGTATTGACGATCGAAGATCGCAAGAAAGGAAGCGCGCTGACTCGAGGAGATTGAGATGCCGCCGAGTGCCCGAATTGCGTCCAGGCGATCGGCGTCGGTTTCCATCTCAGCTGATCTCCACATCTCAGACGATCTTCAGCTTGCCCGCTGCGGTAACGCCAATGAGCGACGGTCCGGTCGCGATGGTGCCGACATAGCCGAGAAACCCGCCCACGACCTTCTTCGGGTCGACGGCAACCTTGGACGATTGATTCGCGGTATTGACCGGAAAGGTATAGCCCGTGATGTCGGCCGCACCGGTACCATTGGCATCGCTTGCCGACTGCAGCTTGCCGGCGATGGTGCCTGTGACGGCGCCCAGCACCTGAGTGACGAGGATTTCTCCATCATATGGGCGCACGTCGAGCCACTTCGCGCTGCCGCTCGTGGCCGCGGCGGTGTTGGCGGCCGATATCGTATCGAGGATGGATGTGGTGGTCGCCGCAGAAGCCTGATTGAGAAGCATGGTCTATTTCTCCTTCTTGCCGGCCTTGGCCGGCTCAGATTTTGTTTCGGGTTCAGCCTTGGCTTCGCCCTCATCGGGTTTGGCAATGGCTGTCTCGGGTTGGGGCTCGGCCTTCACCGGCTCGATCGGCGCATCTTTAATGCGCTCGACCGCGCCGATTTGGGCGAGGAAGATGACCGTGGCGGAGTCAAGGTCCGCGGAGTCGCCGGCATTCAGATGCCGGCCGACCCCGATGCATACACCGCGTAGCGCACGGACTTTCATCAGCTCAGATTCGTGCTGACCACGAACGCCTGCGGGTAGCGCAGCAGGACATCGACCATCCACATCGCGCGGATGCCGACCTGCGCCGTGTTGAAGCGCGTGCCGCCATTGTCGGTGGAGAGCTCGAGCACGCCCCATTCGCCGATCACGACTTCATCCCACGAGCCGAAGATCAGGTTGCCGGAGGCGAGCTGCTCGGAACTCATCGCGTTGAAGCCGCCGACCTGACCGTCCAGCATGTTGCCGGTCCACAGCGGCGTGTCGGTGGATGTGAAACGCTGCCGCTGCATCAGCACGGATGCACCGACCGTATTCGTCACCCAGCCCGGATTGCCGCGGATGGCATTGGCTGCGCCGGCCGTCGAGATGAACGCCAGCACCTTGGCGTACGTCGCCGTGGCCGAGTCCTGACCCGTGGCCACACCCGTCGTGTTCTTGATGCCCAGCGGCTGCGCGCCACCGGTGCCGTTGATCACGGCCGCATCCACGCCGTCGATGGCGACGTCGCTGGCAAGGTCGGCCATGACGAACGCTTCGGCAGAGGGAGATGCCTGCGCCAGCAGCTGCTCGCTCACGTCCGTGATCGCGATGCAGGTCTTCGGCGTCATGCTGAGCTGGCCGAGCGCCTGATCGGCCGCGGTGATGCTGGTGCCTTCACCGGCCTGCCATGTCACCGTCACCTTGCCGGTCTGGCGCGGGAACGTGACATTGCCCTGCAGTCCGCTCAATACGCGCGCGCCCATGCGCATGGAGACCGAGCGATTGCGCAGAATGTCGATGAAGCCCATGTTCTGGACGTTCACCATGTAGCCGCCCTTGCTGCCTGGCGTTGTCGCCATGGCGCGCTCCTGCATTGCGCGAGCGGCTTCATCGCCGAACGGACGCTGCAGGATTTCGGACGGCACGAGGATGCTCGTCGTCATCTCACGATTGAAGCGCTTTCCGATGGTCTGCGAGCATTCGATCTCGAATGCGGCCTCCTGCAGGAAACGCTGATTCTGGCCACCGAAGCGCAGTGCGCGGATTGCACGGAAAAGGCTGTAGCGTTTCGTTTCGCTGCCGGAGAGGCCGAGCGAGGCTGCGGCTGTCGAGGGGCGCTTGCTGCGTTCCGCCTGAATCTCGACGACTTCCTTCAGCACATCCGTGATTCGCGTACCGTCCTCGATCCAGCGCCCCTGCACGCGTGCGTCAATCTTGTTGACGAGGCAGATGTTCTCGATCGCCTGCTTGCGCTCTTTCTCCGCTTCGATTCCGGTGATCTTCTTGGGTTCGGCGCTTGTGCCCGCCGCGGCAGTGGTCTCAGTCGTCACGCTTGTGACTCCTCGTGTTGCGGCGGGTATCGCCGTGGTTTGAACTTCGGTAGTCGTCGTCGCCGATTTCGTGGTGGCGACCTGTGTCGTCGTCGTTTTCAGAATTGGCTCCGGAGACGAAGAAGCCCGCTCAACGCGGGCTTCGGGATCAGCTTCTGTGGTTTCGCCGGATGGCCCGGCATCGGTGGGCAAGACGGCTGCTCGTCCAACGCCGACATTCGTGTCGGCCGGTACGCCGACAATGCTTGCTTCGTACGGCTCCCAGTCGGTGACGCGATAAATCGGCTCGCCGTCTTTCTCGGAGTCGAGGATCATCTCGTGCACGCGATAACCGACAGAGGTATTCACGAAAATACCGTCGTCGACGTTGCTGAGTGCATCAGTCGCAGATGCGGTACGACCGAAGCGCGCGATGGCGTGGCCGATCTTGTCGCCGCCGATATTCGCCTTTTCGATCACGCCGATCTGCTGGCGCTGATCGTGATACATGAGAAACGGCGCGCGACCGCTGTTCATGAAGTCCATGCGGACGGACTTCGGCGAATGATCGAGAATCTCTCCGCCGTACCAGCGCGGAACAACTGCCTTCTCGGATGAGAAAGACAGGCCCCTCGAGCGGCCTTTCTCGCTCATGGCTGTTCTCGCGTGAATTCCCCATCCACGGTATGCATGCAGCAGTCGCGCTTCTGGAATTCGCCGGCATGGCGTTTCAGGAAGTCTTCCGCCTGTTCTTTGGTCACGTTCCCGATGGAGAGCGTGCGGCCATTCGGGAAGGTGAGAACGCCACGACGCGCGGCGGCGTCATAGCTCAACTGAATCGCGTCATTCATTTGGCTACCTTCAGAGATGAAAAACCCCGCGCGGGCGGGGTTGGTTCGGAAGCTTGTAGGTTGAGACCCGGTGGGGGTGCAGGCCCTGGTTGTGCCGCTCCAGTGCCGGCTGTCTGTTCCGGATTCGTGTCGAGCACCAGGCCAGCCTCATCGAGCATTTCGAGCTCGTGTTCGCGCTGATCAATCAGATCCTCAATATCGCTGCCCTGATTGACGAGTACGTCCTGCAGCGTCTTGAATCCGGAGCGCACCGCATCCTTATCGGCTGCTACTTCCTTGGTCGGATCGACGTAGACCCAGCCCCGCGTGCGGAACTGCGCCGCCTCATAGCGAGACGGATCGAGCACGTAGGACTGCGCTGGAATCGATGAAATCGCCCCGGCATAGACAGCCTGTCGCAACCATTCCTTGTGCATGGGCACGCGAAAGCTGCGGATAAACCATTGCTGGATGTCCTTCCATGAGTCGCGGTCGTCGTTCAGGCTGAGCTTCAGCGGCGAATAGTCGGCCTGACTGTAGTCGCCGGACAGTGAGGCGTAGTTCACACCGGTTCCCACCGCAACTTCGCGCTTCTTCTCGCGCATGAAGTCTGCGTATTGGGGATTCGGCGAATTCATGGGCCCCGCGGAGAGTTTCTCGCCCGGATTCAGCCGCTTGTAGGTTCCGGGCTCAACCGCCATCTCGATTGATCCATCTGCCTGCTCATCACCGAACGACTGCGCATCCTCGGGCGTCTCGATCGCGCCATTGATGCAGGCCTGACTACGCGCGCGCGTGATTTCGGCGTCGCTATAGCCGTCCATATCATTGAGCGTCGTCGCAACAGCATGCAGCCAGGGCTCACCGCGGGTCTGCGGCCAGCGCGTAATGCGCGCGAGGTGAATGATCTCCTCCGCCGGCACGCGCTCGATCTGATCGCGCTGGGTCCCCATCCAGCGCTCCTCATTCGGATGATAGCGACGGATGTAGTACGCAACGGGACGGAAAAACCGGTCGACTTCAACGCCCATGCGCACCTGATTGTCGGCCGGGATCGCAATTGTGCCGTGATCCACGGTATCCGCGATCCGTTCGGCCTCGATGACCTCAAGGGCATAGGGGACGCGTGAACCTGGTATCGCCGTGAAATGACGGCGGATAAATACTTCACCGGCATCGAACACCTGCCCGATGAGCCAACGCTCCATGTCCGGAATGCTGAGCCGACTACCCTTGTGGCAATACTCTGCACAATTCCATTTCCCGAACTCGCTCTCGATCTCGTCGTTGACGCGCTTGTTGAACTCATCGCGCGTGTTTTTCACCTGGGCCTGAAGGCGAATCCCGCAGCCGATGATATTGTTGACCGTGATCGTGCGGCCACGCTTCGCATAAGGTGAATCGCGACCGAGCGCGCGCGAGCGTGATCGGAGCTCGCGCAGGCTCGTAACGAGCTCGGCATCGGCCGATGTATTCGATACGGCCCAGCCGCCGGTCAGGCGCGTATTCTTCGCGCTCGCATACATGCGCTGATTCGCGCCGGAACCCGCCGGGATGCGCACGACCGTTGGCGCAATACGCAGAATCCTGCTGACTAGCGCCTGGAATCGGTTCACTTAAATCTCACTTTGATATCCCGGCCTTTGCCGGATGCAGTAGAGCCTTCTTCTGTTCGAACTTCAGCGCGCAGCTTGTCGCGCCATGAGAGCAGGTCCTGCAGCGCCCAGCGCGCGATCGACCGCCCTTGAATCGTCATGCTCGCTTGCGCACTCGATGCGTTGCCTTCAAGGAAGGACTCGATTGCAGCCAGCGTGCGGGCCGACCAGGAACGGGGATCGACCGTGCCGGCGGCGGCCGGATCAATCTCGACATCACACCAGCCCGATTCGGCGATATAGACCGACGCGCCATCCGTGACCCGCACGCGAATGCGATAGCGGCCCGCGGCGTAGCCGGCGGTCGTTGCCGCGGCGATTGTGAAACGCTGCGCCGTCCCGTTTTGCGTGGCGGCGATGCTGAATGCCGCGCCGGCCTTCTCGAAATAGGCGGTCGCGGCCCAGGTCGGCCGCGGGAAGTCGGCGTAGTCCCGGTCCCAGATCCATGTGACGCCACCCACGAGATCTGTCGGCAACGTTGTCGGGACGTCAGGCACGACTTATCTCCAGCCTTTAACCCGGTGCGAATCGCATCGAAATCTGTTTATCACCAGTTCGTGCTCCAATTACGGCGTGGCATCGGCGCTCGAGACTTCGGCCGCGGCTGTTGAATGGCAGGCGGTGCGCTATCGCCAGATGGATCGCGTGAACCCTCAGGTATCCGCTGATCATCTGCGGCCTTCTGGGCGGGCTTGCGCCGACGATGCACGCCGAGCGACTGCGCCATCGCGACATTTATGCTTTCGCAGTCGAGCAGATGGTTCTCCTGCCGCACCTTGACCCATGTCGCAAGCCCGGAGGCCTTCGGCACGCGCGCCTCGGCGGTGAGCTGCATGCAGTAGTCATCCGTGACGTCCTGCGGTACCCAGAAGCGCCCGGGCTGGTCTTCCGGCCATACCAGCCTCCCCTGCACCCATGACTTGAAGTAATCGCTATCGAGGTGCCAGAGCTGCAGGCCTTTCTTGTGCACCTGGCCGCGGAACGTCACATCGATCAGCGACGGCAGCAGCGGCTTGTTCAGCCGGTCGCGCCCCTTCGTCGGCACTGCGCGCCGGTGGCGCAGACAGAAGTCATAGATCAGATTGTCAGGCCGGCGCCATTTGTCGCCGGGGCGGTAACCCGAGTCGATGCCCATGCGACGGATCTGCAGGCCAGCCTTCTCGCCTTCCGCGCCAAAGGATCGCTCGAGGAGCTCACCCAGTTGCTCCCACACCGCCGTGTGATCCGTCTCGCCCCAGATCTCACCGTAATCGATGAGCCACGACTCCATCGAGTAGCCCCAGCCGCGCACGGCGTACACCAGCCGTTTCTTCTGCACGTCAACGCCGCAGGTCAGCACTCGCGCGCCCGCGAGCATCTGTCCCGTGACATATGCGCCAGCGCAGGCCCGCACCGCCGCGGCGGGCGGCGCGTCCCCACGGAAGGCGTAGAGCTCGCCGAAGCCGGTGTTGATGACGACCCGCAGCCGCTCCTGATCGCCGCTGTTAAGCGCCCGGATGTAGTCCGCCGCCCGATCTCCGAAGGTCTTCCACGGCGACATGAGCCCCGAGATCCAGAAGCTCGCCGTATCGGAATCGGGCGGGTCGCCCACGACCTTGTCGTCGACGATCTTCTGGCCGGGCGCGAGGTAGCGGCCCGCGGCGTTCATCGCAGCCTTCGCGCTGTCCTCGATGTGACAGCCATTGGTCGAGCAGACGAGCCGCGCTTCTTTCTTCGCAATGCGCGGGCTGCAACTCTTGCCCTCGGCATCCTTGGGCCACCACAGGTGCCTTAGCCGCGGGATGAAGTATTGCGAGCAATGCGGGCAGGGAACAGCCCACTCGAAGCGCGTGCCCTCCTGGAAGTAACGCCAGATCGGACTCTGCACGTCCTTCGCGTCTGCAGGCTTCCAGTGCTCGAGTCCGGTCTCCGGGTGCCGTTCCACATCGACATTCCCCGCGGTCGGCGTCGAGGTCCCAATCGCTCGGCCGCGCGCATAGTTGGAATTGCGCGCCTCACCGAGCGTCATGATGTCGCCCTCGCCTGGGATCGGGGCCATGCGGTCGAACTCGTCGACCAGAACGATCTTCGCAAACTGCGAGGCGAGTTCCGTCGGCGAACCGGCCCACGCGAGCCGCAAGCTCACGCCAGCGACCGTCTTGGCCAGGCGCTGCGCCCGGCGTGAATGATCCGTCTTCGCCCACAACGACGGCGCAGACTTCAGCATAGATGTGATCTGCGGCTCGATCACCGTGGAGACGTTGTTTTTCGTCGGGCCCACGTAGAGGATCGGCGCCGGCGAATCATCGAGCTCGCGACCGATGACGTTCAGCAGGCCGCCGGTTTTCCCCATCTGCGAGCCACAGACAATGATGATTCGGCGGTAATGTTCGAGCGCCTCGAAGATCGGAGGCATGTACGGCGTGCGTGAACTGCGCCAGGGCCCAGGCTCTGGCGTGCCCGGCGGCAAGACGCGACACGCATCAGCCCACTGCGCCGCCGTTCGTTGAGGCTTGGGCCGCAGATCCTCTGAAAACCAGATCAGATCTTCGTTCATTGAGGATATCGAGCCTTGAGGCGAAGGCGGACCTCGCTACGCGGCATTCGTCCGCGACCCTCTCCTGAATCTGAACATCCGGACTTACGCGCTGAGGCATCGCTTCCAGTACTTCTCTCAGATCGTTGCAGGCAGCCATTGCTTGTTGGCGCATTGCTGCTACCGCGATAACTTCGCGGCGCTTCTCTGCATTTGCGATGCGCAGGCGTTCGGCGGTTTCGTGGGCAACGCTCATCCGCGCAGAGGATGCCTTTTCGGCTCCGCGCTGCTGAGCAACCCAAGGAGCCGCCTTGCGCAGGTCGATTACGACCCCGCCGCGCGTCTTTCCCCGCTTCACGCACGGCATTCCGGCGTCGAGCCATGTAGTCACAGTCGCCGGCGACACCCCGAAGAACCGCGCGCAGCCTCCAGCGCTCACCAACCACTCGGCACGCTCGACGCGCGACAATTTATTTTTTGGCGTCTTTTTTCGCGCCATAGCCTCAGCCAACGGGGTTCGAAGTACCCGCTCTGGTTCTATGAATGGGGCCCACCTTTTTTGGTGCTGGGCGACTTATTGGTGCGCAGATATCCACAGACCTGCATAGAGGATGCCGCTCTCATCCTGCGCGTGCCGTCATTACAGCCTGCCGCATGGCCAACGCGAACTCGATCCTGAATCTCATACGTGATATCTGGTCGGCCATCTCATAGAACCTGAAGCGCTTCCTGTAGACGTTATGACTTACGAATATCAGCACCGGCTTAATGGCCGCGCCAAAGCCGAAATGCGCGCGTCGATAGACGCCGGCTCTCAGATGCTGGGTGCGCCGATTCGGTGGCCACGTGGAGAAATAGAATGTCGGTCTGCGTGAGCGCCGAACCTTGCGCCTGCCCAACGATCTTGCCGTGCTATTGGCCGTCACGTCGAACTGTGCCTGCAGGTCAGACAACATCTGAATCAGGATGGAAGTACGAATATTCCCATACTGATCGAGCTCCGCACCCGATGCCGGCACGGCAAAGACGTTCGGGGGCATCTTGCCAGCACTGATCAGGCGCCTCTCAAATCCCTTGCGACTACGTGCTCCGCCGTAGATCTCGGGAGCGAGATAGCGGATAGGGATGACACCACCGGATGTCGGATCATCCTTGATTTTCACCGCCGCGCTGAGCTTTGTCTTGCGCGCGGGCTCGATGAATAGTGAGTTCAGCGTGTACTTGTTGGGTCGATCGAAGATCCGCGGCAGTTCTGCCCGGATCTTCGCCTGAGCGAATTGCACGGTGCGCGTGAGCGCCAATGCAGTCGCGAACGGCATCTGATCTCGTGCGAACTTCGAAAGGTGCTGCTCAATAGCCGAAATATCACCCTGAACGCTATAGAACATCAGCGCTTGCTCAGAATTACCAGCTGGCGCGCCCTGCGCGTCACTCCATTGAGCGTGAAATCGAAGATGGCTTCGAATTGCTGGCCCTCGATGCCGCTCGCCACCGCATATGTAGCAAGGATGATCGTCGATTCGCTTACCGATACTGTCGAAATGGTGAGCCCTGGGGGATAGGAGCTTGCCACGGGCGCAGACACCGCATTGAGCCCATTGGTGCCTGCTGCAACACAGGTCCAGAGCAGCGATCCGTCGCGCATTGTACCTCCGAGCGTCGTGGGCCAGACCGGCTCGCGCGCTCCGCTCAAACCGTCGGTCGATGCTTGATATGCGAATCCAGTGGCCCTGCCAGGCCTTACAAATTCGCTCGCTGTGAACGGCTCGTTGGGTCGCCAGAAGTTCGCGCATTTCCCGAACAGTTCCAGCTCCACTTTGAATGACTCGGCGGGATCGACCATTACCGGGTCGAATGTGAAGTCGTCATTCCTCATCGCGCTCTGAACCTCGCGCGCTCTGAACCTCGCGCGCTGAATCTGAGTCTCTCCGGGCCACCGGATGAGAAACGAATGCGTACATCAGAAAGCGGCGCCAAGGGCGCTGGCGGAATCAAAGCCGCGGCATGCACCGGTATCCGTGGCCATGCAAAGGCAAGCCGCGCATAGAGTCCCAGAAGTGGCGTTGGTGCCGTATAGATGAACACTGTTGCCGCGGGCGTATAGGGCGTGAGCGCGATCTGCAGCGCTCTTGTCTCTCTCGTCGGAATCGGGATCAATGTCGCAAAGACGAGCGGCGTGCCCTGCGGAAGCAGCGGCGCGATTTCATTCTCGGGCTGCTGCGCCGGGCTGATCGATCGCATATATGCTGCCTGTAAGCCAGGCGCTATGGGCGGTGGCGCATCCGCCGCCCCGGTCAGGAACTGCGCCACATCGTATTCAATGATCTGCGCAGGATAGATGACCGGCGGTGTGCGCGCGAGCACCACCGCTGGAATATACGGCGGCGATGATTGAGCTAGCGGCGTAACCGCCGAATAGATCTGCAACGGCAGGACCATCGCGGCGCGTGCCAATGCGCCTTGCACGGTCGCGGGCGGGGCAACCGTCGCCGACGGAGCCAGCAGTGGAGCAATCTCGCTCTCAGGCAACTGAATCGGCGGATAGGTGATCGACGCCGGGCGCGCGAGCGTTGAGGGCGGAATGACCGGCCCCGGAGCCTGAGCCAATGGCGCGACTGCCGAAGTAAATTGTGGCGCGGGCGGGCTCGGCGCCCTGATGAACGCCGCAACGGATTGCGTCGGCTCTCCGCAGACGACCAGCACTGTGTCATCGGTCGATGCGGGCCCGGCCGCAGGCAGTTGCGGCGCCGCTGTCATGCGAACGTATGCAGCCGGACTCGATGCCGTAGCCGGCGGCACGAACACTGGCGCAGGCGCGAGCAATGCCGCTATTCCCAGCGCGGGCAGAACTGCCCGGATGTCCATGCCGCGATTGATTTGTTGCCGTGTCGAGCCTTCGAACGGATAGAAGCCGCTGGCCGCAGTCTGGATCGGCGCGAGTCCGTGCGTGCGCGGCTGCTGATTCGGATAGGGACGGAAAACGCTCATTTGTTCGCGGCGATCAATTGCGCTTCAGTGGGCACGACGAACCGATACTTGCGAATCCGCTCGTATTGAACGGGGTCGCGCGGATCGATGCGCTTCAGCCAGTTGATCGGGTAGAACCATGGGCCCGGTGTGCCCTGCCATTCGGGCATGTCGCAATGGATTTCGACGAAGTATTCCGTGATGGCAAGACCACATTCCGCACAGTTGCAATAACACCAGTGCGGCTCGCCCATGATCTGCACGAGCAGGCCGGCTTCCGCGTTCGCTTTGCAATGCGAACGCCGCACTTCCGCAAGATCCCCCGGCCGCGGAAGTTCGACTTCGTGCGGCCGGGGGATCTTGTAAACGTCGGAGTGCTTCATCGCTACGGGTCTAGCCGCCGCGGAGCTCGCGGAACGCCAGCTCGCAATAGCGCATCGCGGACTGCGGCGCGACGAGGAACGTCTGTGCGACGAAGGCACTCTGGGCCACGATGATTCGCTCTTCGGGCGTTGCCAGCCATTCAGCGCCGTTCAGGTCGTTGAAGCCGCGCGTGATCGTTGCTTCACCGTTGGTGCCTTCGCCGGTGGCCGTGATGCCGGTGGCGGTGGTGCCGAGTGATGCATCCGTCGTCGGATTCACGGGATTCTGTTTCAGCACAGTTGTGCCGGCGACTCCCGTAGTCACCGTGGCCGCCGCGGTCTTGCGCTGAACGAGCACGGCGGCGTACTGCGCACTGGTCGCGACCGAGCCGTTCGTCATTGAGGAGCGCAGGATTTCCACCGGCCCATTGACGCCCGGCTTCAATTGCAGCGGGGAGATGGCGGTCGAGATCGACACGCCATTGTTTTTGAGTACGTAACAAGGTCCGATGAACATGGGGTTAATCCTCAGTGGGGAGAACGATGCAACCGGTGAAGACCTCGGGGCCGCCGTGCAGCGGCTCGCCATTGGCGATCTGCGAATCCGCATCGGCCTCAGAATTGAACTTGGCCGCGTCCCGAGTGGCGGCCGCTTTGAACACAGGACGCATATGATCCTCGTGACCGAGCACGACGCCGCGAAGCGAGACCGGGCGCGTCTCGATGCAGTCGAAGCCGGAGAAGAAACTGCCATCGGGCGATTTGATGACGTAACGCATGACTACCTCGCGAGAATGGGATTCAGATTGGCGCGCACAAAGGGCGGCTCCGGAACCGGCGGAAATGGCGGGCCGCCGCCGGCATCGCTGAAGACGATGACCGCACCCTGATAGCAGAGCATCGAGGCGTCGGAGGTCCACGTGTAAACCGCACCGAGTGCCGTGTTTGCAGAGACCGTCTTATGCCCCGTCAGAGTGCCGACGCTCGCGGTAGTGTCCTGATCGGCAAATTCCGTTGTCCAGCTACCGCCGCTGAAGGCGATGGCCGCATTCGCGAGCCCCGTCGTCGCCGCAATCGCAACGCCGGTAAAGACCGTGTTATTCGCTTGGGTCAGCGTTCCGGTATTCGGGATCGTCGCGCCCGTGGTCGAGGCGGCGCTGTTGTTCGTGCTGCTCGCACTCGCATCCTGCGTATCGTGCGCGCCCATCCCGGACCATTCAGTGATGATCCCATGCGCATACAGGTCAACCGTGCCGCCTTCGGGGTCGGGGAAGACCGGAGACTCCACCCCCCCTGCTGCGGTTTTCGTATAGAGCGCAAAACCGCAGACGACATTCTGACCTGCGTTCTTGGCCGCGGTCGGGCCGTAAATCTTCGTCCAGCCCGTGATATTGCCGGGCGCGGTGGTGCTTGCCGTGTTCGCGTTCAACCACGCGATCTGCAATATCAGCGCATTGCCAGCCGTCGCGCTCGGGCTGTTCGTCGTGAGCGACGCGCCGGCCGCAACCGAGGATTGCGAGCCGGTATTGATCAGCGTGGCCATTACAGATCCCCAGCGCCGTAACTCGACCAGCCGAAATTGGCGAGCGTCACGCCGCCCGACAGCGCATAGAACCCTAAGCCCGGCTTGCCGGAGGCGATGAGCGAAAGCGCCCCGCTGTTCGTGACATCGGCGTGCGTGTAGTACAGCGAACCGTTCCGGAAGATCCGGATCGTGCTGCCCTGGATCTCGGCGCGGAATGTATCGCCGTCATTGATCGCCGGCCCGCTACCATGCCCCGACTGATACACATAGGAGAAATCACTCACCGCACCGTTCCACCGAACGATGTCGAGGTAGCGGCCATCGGACAGGCCGAGCGTGATCTCGTAGAAAATCGCCGAATGCGCGGTGATCCCGCCGCGCAATAGCAGCTCAACTTCGTGCGAATTAGCTGGCGCGTATCCGCCGGCTACGAACACCGTCCCTTGGGCATACTGGTTCGCGTTATACGGTCCGTTGTTCAGGACCGCAATGTTGTCGTCGAAGCCAGTCGAGAAGCCGGCTGCGACGCAGGCGCCTGGCGTCGTGCGCGGCGTCTGCCAGTCAAGTCCGGGTACTGCCCCGCCGTCCCAGATTCCGCCCTGACTGATCGGGTTCTCGGTGAGCGGAAAGCTCGTCGAGAAGCTGGCAGCGACAATGGGCGCACGCCGGGCCGTGATGAGCCGTCCCACGATGCTTATTGCGACACGCTGAAATCAAGCCCGCTGCCGGCGGCAGACGCGGTGTTGTACGGCTGAAGTTCGACGCCAACGCCTCCGCTGCCGGCCGCTGCGCGCGGCAAGCCTCGCGCGCCCATCAAGGCACATCACACTTTCATCCATCCCCAACTGCAGAGGATCATCATCGTGGAATGCGGACCGCTCGGGTCTGCTTTTAGATTCGGGCAGAGCTGACATCGCTGGCGGTTGTCCCTGGGCTTCAGGTGACCACAGGCGTACCGAGCACGGGAGGATTCGGGGCTGCAAGCGCCGGGGCTGCGATCTGGAACCCCACCACTGCGGAAAAATCCGAGGTGAGTGGCGGGTCCTGCGTATCGGTGGCTGTCGAGCGCACCAGATAGCTTCCGGGATCGAGCGACTGGAGCTTGAACTCCGTCTGGTTCGCCGCCGCGTGACCGACGTTCGTATAGCTCTGGCCGTTGTCGCTCGACAGTTCGAAGTCGAGGCGGGCCAACTGCTCGGGAGGCAGCGTCGATCCATCCTTGCGGGTCGTCGGGGCAGTGACGGGAATCGAGACATCTGACATTTTGGTGACTCCGTTAAATTTGTTGACACGGATACGTCTGAGACGCGGTGGCAGCGGATGAGCGAGCCGGCAAAGCTTGATCCGCCACCATGGAACCGTGAAATGCATGTTTTGCCTTGTATATCGGATTGCGACGAGTGTTCCTGGCTTGCTCGGATGCAGTTGCCCAACGGCAGTTATGCGGTTCGTAATGGCCGTCGACATCAATTCTATCGAGAGTGCGCGAAGGCGGCTTTTCGCGCATGTCCGCGAGGAAGCTCTCGAAGCTCTCACGCCACTGAGGACAGATATCTATGCCGCGGCCACCGTAGTCGCTCCATCGCTTGTTTCGCGGATTGGTACACCGCTGCAGCATTTGATTCCAGCAGTCATAGGTCTTTGATCGATCTTGCACCCGGCAGTGCCCGTGAGTGGTCTTCGTTTGCCGTGTACGATCAATGCGAAGACATCCACAGGACCTAGTATTCCTGCTCGTAAGATTTCCCGTGGTGCTCGATACCGACTTGCCACAATCGCAGGCACATAGCCATCGGGCCTTCCCCGCCCGCGAGGCCAGCTGCTTAAGTACTACAAGCCTGCTGAATCTCAATCCAGCTGTTATTTGATGACTCATCCGCAACTTGCCACTACCGCAATGCTGCGCACACTGCCAGTCCAAGTAACTGCTGCAGCCGTCACGAGATTGAATGCTTTCCCATCACGGATTACGCCCTGATTGGAATCACAGGCGGTGCCTATGGGTATTGTTCCAACGGGAATTAGAACTACTTGGTCGGTTGATTTCAGCATCGAATAGGCAGTCGGTCCCATAACTGCAATAGTCGCTGTCGGCGTTCCGGGAGGCTTTGGCTTCGGTGCCGGCACCACCACCTGCGCAGGCGCGCTCTGATCGCTCTCCACGCCCGCGACCGTTGCGGTGGCGGTGTAGTTGTACGTGTTCGGAGCAAGACCCGTACGCACAAACTTGCAGGCTGGCTGCGTATCGAGTGCCGTGCTGCCGGAATACAGCTTGAACGTCATGACCGCGGTAGCCGGAATCGGCGTGTTGTCAGTGAACTGCGTGGGCGGTGCGCACGTGATCGTGACATCTGCGCCGCGCGCCAGCACAGGCGCGAGAATCGCAAGCGCAATGAGCACCAGCCATGGGGAGCGTTTCACATGGAACTCCAAAAGCAAAAAACCCGCGCGGGGGCGCGGGCGACAGGGGGAATGTCGAGCTGTCAGAAACGAAAAACCCGGCCTTTTTGGGGCCGGGTTTATTGCGGGCGAGCGAACGGGTTGCGGCGGAGTTTAGGCTCGATTTTTTTCCAACGCAAATCGCCACTTGCAACTCTCACTTTTCTTCGCTTTCTGGAGAACTTGACATGGGCCTGCTCCGGCGCGCGCGAGGGCCTTTAGCTGCTCTTTTTTGAAGCCGAGCGGGGATCGGCTTCGGGCGTCCCGATCCGCGTCTCGGCTCTCCACGAGTTCGCGCGATATTCGACACTGCCGGCGCGCTCAGCCCGAGATCCTTGCCGATGGCTGCATAACTATCGCCGCGTTTCGCTCTCAGCAGGATCAGCGCATTGCGCTCCGCGCGCCGCATGGGTTCCGGTTCTCCGGGCTTCCGCACGCCGATCTGCTGTAGTCGCTGCTCGACATACTCGCGGCTCACGGCGGCGGCTCGCGTATCGCCTGCTTGGCATCCTCAGACTGCGCGACAACGATCGGCCGCCGCTTCAGAATCTGCCGCACTCGCTCGCGCGTGATGCCGAACTGTTCGCCGATCTGCTCGAGCGCGCGTCCAGCCTCGCGCAACTCGCAGATGCGCGCGTTACGCTCGTCGTTTCTCTGGCTCATCAGAGTCCTCGCGCTGTGACAGTTTCCTCTGGATCATCGCGCTGGCCGTATCGAGCCAGCCGAGATATCGGAGCTTGAGCAGGTCGAACCGCTGAAAGATTCGCCGCTTCCAGAGCGGTTCCTCGATATGCAGATAGATCGCATATAGCGAGGGACGCTTGTCGGTCGCCGGAGCCGCGGCGAACAGGTGCGAATGCCGCTCCTCGTCGAGCACGAGTTGTGCAATCGCTTCGATGTAGAACCGTGGCGCGCCATCGGCGCCGACGATCTGCGCAGGCCATTCGTATTGCTGTTGCAGCCGCTCGGCCTCGTACCGAAGCGCTCGATGCAGTTCCCAGAAGACGCGGTCGTCGCGCCCGATCGCGAAACATGCCGCGAGCCAGGGGATGCGCGGCACGCCCTGCGCGGCCTGCCCGAGCTCGGCGAGTGACCACGCAGGTCGGCGGAAGGTGCGCGAGGCCGTGCCGGTCACAGTGTCGCGCACGGGAATGCCGCGTGCAATTTCTTCGGGCGTTCTACATCGGCGACGAACGCTGACGCCATGCGTCGGCGTGGACATACCGGCGATGCGCTTGAGATCGATGCCGTGTGTCGAGGCAATGCAAATAAGATCTTCGGCTTTCACGCAACCCTCGGCACATCCGCGCCCATGGCAAACCCGATGATGCGCGTCACCGCCACTGGCCTTGGCTTCATGCGCCCGTCGTCGCGAATGAACGCGTACTCGCCTTTCGCGCAGTAGCTCGTGATCTGGCCAGTGAAGCTTTTCGTGCTGTCGCTGCTGGAGCGGAAGTGCACGCGGGTGCCGGCGGGGTAGCGGTGGCTCATGGCTTCTCAACCTGCTCCACATGTCTCAATTCGTAGCACTGCATGTACACGAGCGCATACGGTTCGCGTGAGATTGTGCCGTCTGAACCGAGCAGGCGCGTGTCGGTGCGAAGGGCGTCAGAACGAAAACGAACAAACACCCCATAGCCGTTCCCGGTCGTCACCATGCCTTCGAGCCCGTCGACCACCGTCTTGACGCGATCACCAGAATACAAGCCGCATTGAGCGATTCTCTTGGCACGCTCATGGTCCTGGTGGCTCAGCAACGCGCCCAATGCGCAAAATATGACAAAGAGGATGAGCAGGATGATTCCGAGCGTTTTCAAGAACTCCTTCACGCGACTTTCTCCCCGAACAGTTCGCCGCTGACCGTCGCGCCGCCTTGTATCTCGCGAATCTCGATCACGATCTCGCCATCCTTGCGAACCGGCCCGCGCACCACGTGCAGATCGTCGATCTCAGAGTCGTCCACGATCACGGCCGCGTGTCGAATCGAATCAAGCATGGCCTTCCAGAGATTGTCGAGATCGCGCGCGCGTCGATCTGGCGGAAAGGCCACGACATACACCGCGAGCTTTCCGGTAAGTCGATTGCGCGGCACCCGTTCTGCAATGACGATCTGCCCGACCGCTTTTCGATACGCCTTGCCGTCGCCGGAAATCACGACGCGCCCAGCCATTGGGCCACGCCGCAACGAGAGCCAGTAGTGGTTCATCGAGGGCGGCCACGGCAGGCGCATGTAGACGGGGCCTGGCATCTCAGTCCTCAGTGGGCCCCGGTCTCACCGCTCTCGCCATTGATGGGCGTGCCGCGCTGGAACGCCTCGATCTGTGCTTTCGCATCGGCTTCGAATTTCTCGGCTTCCGCGTCGCTCTTCACTGGCTGATCCGCGGTCACATCCGCTTCGAGCTGCTCGGCATTGTGCTCGTACGAAATCTGAATTCGCGCCTTGCCGTCCATGCCGGCGATGAGCGCTGCAAGCTTCGCGTTGATCGCCGGCGTCGACTGAACCATGCAACTCAGATGAACAACGCCGCCAATCTTTCGCGCAATCGTCACGGCCTTCAGCTTCGATACGCCGAGTTTGATCTCTTCGCCACCGACGCGAATCGCGACGCGCGCGGACTCGATCGGATCGGTGAGCTTCAGCGGCTCGAATTTCTCGAGCGTGGGACGTTCCGGCTTGCCGCGGCCGCCGGCCGCCCACAGCACGCGTGAGGCGTATTGTTCCTGAGCAAGCGCTTCGATCTCGTCCTTCGAGAGTTCGATTTCGCTCACCCGAATGTCGGTCGCCTGCACGCCTTCGTCGCCATGCTTCTGCGTGCGGAAATTGATATTCGGCGGCAACTGGCAGTCGCGCCAGTCGAGCGTGTGAACCTCGCGCTTCTCCGTTGCCGCGGCCTTGCCGTTCTTCTTCGCCTTCGATGATTTCGCTTTCGCCATGATGGTGTTACCCCTGTTTCGAAGTTGGTACTGTTGATGAATTGAGGTCGGCGGCTAATGGTTCATGCACGTATCCATTCGGCTTCTCAGGGTCCTGCCACGACACTTGCAGTGTGACCTTGTGCGCCTGCCAGTCTTCCCACCATTTCCGCAACGCATAGTTTTCGAACGGCGATTCCGGCCGAATCTCCATAGCGCCGTTCTTGTCGATTACGACTTTCATGCATGTTCTGCCTTCGATACAAGCGGCATCTCATACAGCCGCTGAAAAACAATCTGATACGTCTCCGGCTTTCCAGATTCACCACGACCCAGCACGACGCTCGCAAGCCCGTGTTCCAGAATCGCAGCCTGAATGCGTTCGCGGCGGATCTCGGCACCAAATGTTCCGGCGAAGACGTCGACGCCACAATGGCCGAGCAATCGTTTCGCCAGCCAGGCTTCGCCGAGTTCGTGGTTCACTGAGGTGTCTCGATAATGGGCAAGGTCACTTCGACAACGTCGGATATACGCCCGAATGCCTGTTCGGCCAGTTCCTTCGAGGTGTATACCGCTGGCCACGCGGACCCGCGATCGCATGGGCGGCTGATGAGAAACACGTAGACGGTCTGCGCGTTCATTTCGGCGCTCCGCGGGCTGCGCGCTCACCGTGAAGCGCCAGTCGGCGATCCCGATAACGGCGGTCGAGCTTCAACGCTTCAGCGAATTGCGGCGTGCTCTCGTGGTCAGCGGCGAGACAGCGTCCGCATTGCGCGATGGCCATCTCGATTGCGTATAGCGCCGGGTCGCGCATCTCGAATTCTGCCCATGTGCGTTTGTTGAGATCGAGCGCCGCGCGGTATGCCGCCTCGCCGCTGCTGGACTTCTGCGCGGGCTCCTCCGGAGCTTCATCGCGCAGGTCGCCTGGCTTCGGCCAGCGCGCGCTTTTGGTGGCCGTGCGCACGATGCGATTCGCGTTGCGCTCAACTTCACCGAACGGTGCGAAGCGCAACGCCTCCCAGTACGCCTGCACGAGTTCCTTTTTCGCCGGCGGGCGGTCGAACACAGCGCAGAGCTGGTCGAGCAGCGCCTGAAACGCGTCGAAGTCTTTCGCGAGGTCCATCAGCCGGTACCTGCTTCGGGCTCGGGTGGCGGGCGCCAGCGCTCGACTTCCGGCTTGCCGGTAGTCCTCGGTAGCGGCCACGGGTCGCGCCAGCGTTTCTCGCGCACGGTGAAGAAATTCTTTGGCGAGTAGACGAACTCGGTGCCGAGCTTCCCGCGTGCGACGAGCTGGTCGCGGTAGCGCAGGACGCCGGCCTCGAGGTCGGCCCAGGTGGAGCCTTCCTCGCCCTCCTCCACGCGCTTGCATGCCTCGCGTTCGCCGAGCAACCAATCGGACTGGGGGTAGGTCCCGAGCGGATAGCCAGCGCGCAGCCGCTCGAACGCTTCGCGGTTGGTCGGGTCACGGTCGGCGGGCTTTCCTTCGCTTCCACATGGATCGTCGTCAGCCGGGTTTGCGCGCTGCTCTTGAGTATCGGCTCCTGCTCCTGTTACGGCTCCTGCTCCGGATCCGGATAAGGCATAGTCTTTCGTATAGCCTTCCCCGAAGGCTTCCCGAAAGGCTTTGCGAAAGGCTTCCTTGAAGCCTTTCAGGAAGGCTTTAGCGGATTGAATGCATTCAATTTTCAGTGCGCATTCAGGAATCAAATCCGCTGCACTTGCCCACGCCTTTACGACGTTTGGGGACTCCGGGCGGTTGTACTTCAGAAAGTTTGGAAGCCACACGCACGATGCCTTCGCGTCGTGCCTCACCATCCCTCTCAGTAAGACTTCGGTGAAGGCTTTGTCGAACCTTCCGGGAAGGCTTTCGGGAAGGCTTTCGGGAAGCCATCCCTTCTCTTCGGCGAGCCCCGAAACTGTTGCGCGCATGGCGCCAAGCGCCGTCTGATGCGGGTGAGTCAGCAGGAACAAAAAGACGAGCTGGCCATCATCAGATAGCGAGCGGAACTTCTCATCGTTCCAGATGCGCGAGTCGACTTTGCGATAGCGAGCCACTATTCAGCCGCTCCCGTCGGCGTCGCATCTTCCGGATACGGAGACACGTGGTCCCGGAGCGCGTACCACTCATCGTTGGATATCCGGTCCCACCACTTTTGCGGTAACACGACTTCAATCGGAAGCGCACGCACAAGGTCGGCTGGCGGCATCTTGCTAAGTAGCCGTTCGCGATCTCGCTCAAGTTGTCGGAGCGTGCGCACCTCGCCCTCAGCGGCCATTTGTTGAATCGGCACCGATTGGGCGCGCGCGATGAGATGATTCACTTCAGCAAAGCGCGCGATTGAGGGCGCGTGATTTCGTTCCAGCAGAACCATCCATAGGCGCCGGGCGAGCCTGGCACGGGCGCGTTCCAGTTTGACCGCGGTCACGCCACCCTCTTCATCTCGACGAGCTCGCACGTGAACTGCGCGTCGTTCGCTGCGGCCGGTGTCGGCCCGCGGTCGTTACAGAACGGACACGCCAACGGCGGTACGAACAGCCGTCTGAGCACGCGCTTGCCTTTGCATAGACCGCAAGGTGTGTTGCTCGATTCGTTCAACTCGTCGACCCCAGTAGCCTGTTTTCATCAATGCGCGGTGCGGGCGCGCGAGGTTGTTCGCCGGCTCGGGCTAGCTGGTATTGGTTAAATCCCCGCGTTTTCCACAGTAGTCCTGTCGACTATTTCCTACAGCTAACATGAGATATCCTGATGTATCGCAGCAGATACATGTATCGATACTGGAGCCATCACAGGAATTAAGTTCATATGGATACACAGAAGACTCGCGTTCCCCGATACTTCCGGAAAACAAAGAACTCACGCGGCCAGGCCGAACACGTCCGGCCGCAAATGCGCGCGAGTGACGCAATTGTTTGTGACGTGCTCGAAGGCAGGCCAGTACTCAGCTGCGATCAGCGTTTCATCGCGGAGCCATTTGGAAACAGTCTGCTGACTGATCGTCGGGCGCTTCATAAAGCTCGCCAAGCCGTCCGCGAGAGCGGACTGATTGCCGGCGATCGAGATGGCGCGCCGGAGCGCAGCAACGTGCAATTTATCCATAAGGGACGAGAATCTACAACTAAGGTTGTAAATGTCAACAACTCAAGGCGTATGACCGACAACAACGAGCGTTGTACGGTCCTGTACGTGCCTACAACAAAGCGAAAAATTGAGGAGCCGGGCGGCAAGGCGAGGAAACGGGAACTCCCCTATGACGAGTCGACCTATGCCGGCC